CATCAGCCATCCCGACCGCGCGCGCGGCTATGACCCGGAAACGGACTGGACCGATGGCATTATGGCGCTTTACGCCGACAGCGACCGCCGCGTCTGGTATTGGCCGTGCCCGCAATGCGGGTGCTGGTCATCGCCCGTGCCGACCGCCGCGCGTGTCATGGCGCTCACCTATAAAACGGATGGGCACCTCGACGATGTCGAGCGCAGCGCCCGCCTTGTGTGTCCGGTCAACGGCTGCGTCATCGAGGACCATCATCGCGAGGCCATGAACACCGCGGCCTTTAATTCGGCGCACGGGGGTTGGATCGGCCGCGGCCAGGAGATCTCCGAAAAGGGCAAAGTGACCGGCGAGCTCGAGAAGCGGAAGACGGCTGGATTCTGGATTGTCGGCGTGATGTCGCCGTTCATCATGGGCGGCATCGGCGGTCTCGCTCGAGCGCGGGTCAAAGCCGAGCGCGAGCTCGAGGGCGGTGCCGAAAACGCGGAGGAGACGCTCCGCCAGGTCATGGTCAAAAGCTGGGGTGTCCCCTATATCCCGCCCCGCAACGTGGGGAGCCTGGACGCCAATGTCATCGCCGACCGCGCCGAGCCCGATATCCATCTTGGAAGAGTCCCGCTCGGCGTCAGGTTCTTAACGGCGTGGCTCGACGTTCAGCAGGCATATTTTGAGGTCCTGGTCCGCGGCTGGGGCGTCAAGGGAGAGTCCTGGGTTGTGGACTGGTTTCGCTTAAGCGGCGAGGGCGGTCGGATGTTTTCGCCGGCCACGAGCGGCGACGACTGGGACGAGCTCGTGGAGCGTGTCGTTTTAAGGACCTACCCGCTCAACGACAACACCGGCCGGCGCATGCCGATACGCGGTGTCGGCTATGACTCAGGCGGCGCTCCCGGCGTCACGCTCCAGGCCGGCGCCGCTTGGTCGCGGTGGAAGGCGCGCAAGCTGCTACACCTCCTCGGCAAGAGCGAAGGCCGCGACGTCTTCTCTGTCATGCCAACCAAGGGCGCATCCGGCTTTAACGCCCCGCGGCTTACCGTCACCTATCCTGACACGCAGCGTCGCGGGAAACTTGCCGGCGGGACCGTGCCGCAGCTTTCGTTCAACCCGAATCTGTTTAAGGACGATCTCGCCGGCCAGCTTTCGCGCGCCGAGCCCGGGCCATGGTATATCCATTTTCCGACCGGACTCCTGTCGAAAAAGAAGCCGCACCTGTGGTTCGAGCAGCTGGTCGCCGAAGAACGCAACCGCGCCGGCCGCTGGGCGAAGCCGCACAATGCGACCCGAAATGAAGCCCTCGACCTTATGGTTGGTACCGACGCCATCGCTCGCTTGCACGGGCTAACGCGAATCGCCGATTGGGACCGTCCGCCGCCCTGGGCCGCGCCCTGGGACAAGAACACATCGATATTGCCGCCGGAGGGCCCCGCGCCTATTATTCCCGGGTCCGGGCCGAAGGTGACGGTCAAGAGCGAGCCGAAGACCGGCAGGCTTTCGAAGAAGCTGGCATGAGGTTTTGATGTACCCCGATCTCGACGGGCCCAATCCGCAGCACAGCATCTTCGCCGGCATGACGACCGCCCAGCTGCAGGACGCGCTCGTGAACGCGCAAGGGGCGCTGACCCAGCTGGTCAATGGCGACAAGCGCGCATCGATGTCCTACACGCAGGGCGACAGCGCGAAGGCCGCGACCTTCTCCAAAGCCGAGCAGGGGCAGCTGTCAGCAATGATTCGCGAGCTCCAGTGGATGCTCGGCCTGGTCCCGACGCCGAGGCAGCGGCCGATTAGGTTCTGCTTCAGATGAGCGACGGCGGGGGAAAGGTCACCATCCTGGGACCCGATGGTCGCGAGCTCGCTCCGGCTCCGCGGCGCCGCCCGCGCGCCGGACTGAGCGGCCCGACCTATGATGCGCCCTACGATGCCGGCAGCATCCACAACGATCATCTCGCCGCGTGGCTTCCCGGCCTGTGGTCGCCGGATATCGAGCTCAATATCTATCGCGACCGCATCGTCTCGCGGGTCCGCGATCTCGTGCGGAATGACGGCTGGGCATCGGGCGGCGTCACGCGAATTCTCGACAGCGCGGTTGGGGGCACCTTCCGGCCGAAATCGAAACCCGATTATCGCGCGCTCGCTCGCGTCTCCGGCAACAAGGGGTTTGACGCAACCTGGGCCGATGAATTCGGCAAGGCGGTGGAGTCCCATTACCGCACCTGGGCCAACGACCAGGGTCGCTATTGCGATGCCGCGCGCGGGCTGACCATGCCGGCGCTGATGCGCCTCGCCTTCCGCCATAACCTGGTCGACGGAGATGCTCTGGCCGCTCTCCCCTGGCTCCAGGAGCGCGTGGGCCCTGGCCGCGCTCGTTACGCCACGGCCGTCCAGCTTATCGATCCCGACCGCCTGTCGAATCCCCAGCTTGTGTTCGACAATCAAACGATGCGCGGCGGCGTCAAAGTGGACGAGCTCGGCGCCGCGGTCGGCTACTACATCCGAGACGCGCATCAGGGTGACTGGTGGTCCGCGGCGCAGAGTATGAAATGGACGCTGATGCCGCGCGAGACCAGCTGGGGGCGCCCGGAGGTTGTCCACTATTTCGACCATGACCGCGCCGGGCAGCATCGCGGCGGCGCCGGAGTGCTGAGCCCGGTGCTGGCGCGGATGAAGATGCTGGCGAAATACGATTCCACGGAGCTCGACGCCGCGATCATCAATGCGACCTTTGGCGCCTATATCGAGAGCCCGTTCGACCATTCGCTCCTCCAGGACGTCCTGGGGGAGACGGACAAGCTGAACGATTACCAGGAGACCCGCTCCGACTTTCACAAGGAACGCCGGACCATGCTGGGCGGCGCAACGGTCCCGATCTTGTTTCCTGGTGAGAAGATTAATTCGGTCGCGGCCTCGCGGCCCGGCGGAAATTTCGCCCAATTCGAGAGCGCGGTTCTGCGCAATGCCGCGGCGGCTCTTGGCATCTCCGCTCAGCAATTGAGCCAGGACTGGTCGGACACGAACTACAGCAGCGCGCGCGCTGCGCTCCTCGAGGCATGGAAAACGCTTTCGCGCCGCCGGCATGATTTCTCGGTCGGCTTCGCGCAGCTGGTCTTCATCGCGTGGCTCGAGGAAAGCATGGACATTGACGACCTTCCCATGCCGCCAGGCGCGGTGCCCGACTTTATCGAAATGCGCCAAGCCTACGGGGCCACGCGGTGGATGGGCCCCGGCCGTGGATGGGTCGACCCGGTCGCCGAGAAACAGGGCGCCATCATGGGCATGGCGGCTGGGCTCTCGACGCTCGAGGACGAGACCGCTGAAAACACCGGCGCCGATTGGGAGGAGGTCCTGGACCAGATCGAGAAGGAAAATAAAGCGCGCAAGGACCGCGGCCTCCTGCCGATCTCGGTCGACTTGCTCGGCAAGGCCATGACGGACCCGACGAAACCCGCAACCCCGCCCCAGGTGAAATAATGGACCGGCATACTCAGTTTCCGCGTCTCGCCCAGAAGCTGTTTAACCGGCCGCTCGCAATCACTCCCGACAAAGCCGAGGTGGTTATCGCCGCGCTCGCCGAACGCCTGGGCGTCACCAGCATCTTCCGGGCCGATGGCGTTGTGGTTCGTCCTCAGGGCCTCTTTTACATGGACGACGATGAACTGCAGGCCCCAGATCCTTACCGTGACCGCGGCTATGACCTTCTGGGTCCCGTCGCGGTCATCGCGGTGGAGGGGACGCTCGTACAAAAATATGCCGGGACCCTTCGGCCCGAGAGCGGCATGACCGGCTACAACGGCATCCGCCAGAATTTCTTGACTGCGCTCACCGATCCCAAGGTCGAGGCCATCGCTTTCGATATCGACAGCCCTGGCGGTGAGGTCGCGGGGTGCTTCGACCTGGTCGACACGATCTTCGCCGCGCGCGGCAAAAAGCCCATTTGGGCCATCCTCAACGAGAACGCCTGTAGTGCCGCCTATGCGCTGGCGAGCGCGGCCGACCACATCACCATGCCGCGCACCGGGTCCGCCGGCTCCATCGGTGTCATTTGGATGCATGTCGATTTTTCGAAGGCTCTGGCCGGCGCCGGCATCGCCGTGACCTTCGTTCAATACGGAGCGCGCAAATCAGACGGCGCTCCTGAGAAAGCCCTTGACCCAGAGGCGCAGAAGCGAATCCAGGCTGAAATCAATGCGATGGGAGAGCTCTTTGTCTCGACAGTCGCGCGCAATCGCAAGGTGGACCCTGCGGCGATTCGTTCAACGGAGGCGGGCATATTCCTGGGGGATGCCGCTACTCAAATCGGAATCATTGACGCCATCGCTCCACCTGATATAGCTTTCCGGCAGCTACTCGCCGCGCTCGGCTAACGGGCTAACTGAGGGGAAATCGAAAAATGCCGCGCTCCACAAACGCATCCGCGACCGCCGGCCTGCAGCCCTATGCCCATCTCCTCGGATTGCCCGCCGCCGCCGCCGCGCCGGACCCGGACAAGAAGGACGACCAGGACCGCGATGCGGACGGCAAGCTGAAGCGCCTGGAAGGCGAATCAGACGAGGACTACAAGGCCCGCGTCGACGCCGACGAAAAGAAGGAAGACGAGCCCGCCGCCGAGGGCGAAGGCGACGAAGGCGACGAGGACGACGAAGGCAAGGAAGCCAAGGCCGCGCGGCTCGCCAAGGAAGACGAGCTCATTCAGGCCGCGCGCTCCGCGCACGGGCCCGCGCTCGAGATCGCTTCGCGCCGCGCCGCGCGCGCCGCCGTCATCCGCTGCAAGACCATCTTCTCCTCGAGGGCAGCCGCGGGCCGCGTTGCCCTCGCCGCCCATCTCGCCTTCGACACGCGCATGACGTCGCGCGAAGCCATCGGCACGATGGCCGCAACGCCCGCCGCTCAGGCCGCGCTCAAGGGCAGCTCCCTGCGCGATGCGATGGGTCGTGAGGCTGCGCCGCGCCTCGGCCCCGGTGGCGCCGAGCGTCCCGATCCGAACAGCGCCATGGGTCTCGCCGCCGCCGTGGTCGCGGCGGGCGACAAAGCCCGCGGCATCACTCGCCAGTCGTAGCCCGAACTCAGGAACAGGGAACAGCGCCCCATGAACGACAACCCCTTCCAGCCTGGCATGACGTCCGAGGTCTATGTCCCGGACCAGCTCATCGCCGGCCGCTTCCCCCTGGTCACCTCGCAGGCCATCAAGCTGACCGGCGGCGTCAAGCTGGCGCGCGGCTCCGTCCTGGGCCGCGTCACCGAGGGCGCGGTCGGAGCGGCAACCGGCATTCAGGCGACGGGCAGCCTCACCTTCGAACTCCAGCCCGCGCCGGCCGATACCATCACCCTCAACGGCACGGTGATCACTTTCGTCGCCGCCAATGTCATCCCCGGTGCCGGTCAGGTCGCGCTCGGCTTGACGCTCAATCAGACGCTCGAGAACCTCATCGCCTATCTGCAGGCGTCGGCCGATGCCCAGCTGGTCAAATTCAGCTATCAAATCGAGGGTGGCGATGTCCTCGAGCTCACCGCGGTGGCCGGCGGCGTCGGCGGGAATGCCCTGACCCTGGCGACCACCTCGGCCGAAATCGTCCGCTCCGGCGCCACGCTGGCCGGCGGCGTCGCCAACACCGGAAACGGTACTTTCGGTGCCATCGTCAAGGGCGCGACCTTCAAGCTGGGCAAGTACCTATTGACCATGACCGACGCCACGCATTTCGCGCTCGTGGACCCGAACGGCGATGCCCTGCCGAACGGCCAAACCGGCGTGGCCTACGTCGACGCGCAACTCGGCTTTACGTTGACCGCGGGCGGCACGGCCTTCGTCGCGGGCGACGCCTTCGAGATCTCCGCGACGCAGAACCCGGGCAGCTTCCAGCTGAGCGTGGCGACCGCGGTCGACGGCAGCCAGAAGCCGTCCGCCATCCTGGGCGACGACACCGACGCCTCGGGCGGCGACGTCAACTGCGCCGCCTACCTCACCGGGGAATTCAACGCGAACGTGTTGAACTACGACCCCAGCTGGCAGCTGCCGGCACTCACCGACGCCCTTCGCCCGCTGCAGATTCACATCCGCAGCACCGTGTCGGCCGCGGCGCCGATCCAGAACTAGGACAAAACCAGGAGCGAGCAACCGATGGATATCTTCGACACGAACGTCCTGGTGCAGGTGGTCCCCAACCTCCTGCTCTCGCAGAACTGGCTCCTCGACCGCTTCTTTCCCAACATCGTCGCGGAGGACACCGAATACGTCTCAATGGACGTCGACGTTGGCAAGCGCCGCATGTCGCCGTTCGTCTCGCCGCTCGTGGCCGGAAAGCTGGTCGAGGCGCGCACGGTGCAGACCAACACCTTCAAGCCCCCCTATATCAAGGACAAGCGCGCGCCGGACCTGCGCCGCCCCGTCCGCCGCCAGATCGGCGAGCGCATCGGAGGTGAGCTCACGGGTGCCGAGCGCATGATGGCGAACCTCAATTTCGAGATGGCCGATCAGATCGACATGCTCAATCGCCGCCTCGAATGGATGGCGTCGCAGGTCATCCAGAACGGCTCGGTGACCGTCAAGGGTGACGGCTTCCCGGACACC